TTAGGTACTTGGAGAGCCGTACTGCTCAATCATTAGTAAATCAGGCTTAAACACGTCTTTAACGTCTGTATTAGGCTCAAAAGTGCTAAATTCTTTCCGCTGCGGCTTCTTTTTAATTATTCCCCGGTGAATGTCTGTAAGAGCTTGCTCTATAAGTTGCAGCCCCATTGCCTGTAGCTCATGTTCCCACAGCAATTTTGCGGCCTTTTTAGGCTCCATAGCGTACGTTTTTGGGTCAATAAAGCAAAAATCCTGATAGGCAATATCGCCTCTGTCGATTCCGTCATTTAACCAAAAAACAGTTCCACCGGTTATTGCGTCGCGCATTCGCACCGCCCATTCAATTGACGAACGCCCACGGTGGCGAGGTAATAAACTAGGGTGGTAACCAATCCACCCGATTTTAGCTTTATACCTTGTCTTACGCCCTATATAGTCGAATGAATGAGCCGTTATTCCTATATCGACGTTATCCGGTAAAGTGTCACCCGTCAAAGTTCCCGCCGGTACATGCTTAATTCCGAAAGTATGAGCGGTTTTAGTTAGATACTTATCGTCTATTGGCGAGCAAACGCCCACAATCTCGATAAAATCTAGCCTATTGCATAACGCAAAGACTTGTTCGCCAAAATATTTTTGACCTGATATAAAAACCTTTAATTTTTTCATTTTCCTAAATATTTGAATGCTTGAATTGCTCTAAAGTGGCCGCCATAACCGCAGCCCTGAATACCGCCTTTTTTTCCTGTTTTTTCAATACTTTTTATGCTTCGCGTCTTATTGGAACCGTATAATTTTGCCCCTGTTTGTTTCCATAATTTGGAGTGGCGTAAATACCCGCATAATTGGGGGTGTGAAGTATGAAAAAAAGTGTGGTACTTATGCCCACACCGACCGTTGCCCTCTAAATGATATTGCATCACCTCATTTAAAAACGCGGTTCCAACTCCCGCGCCTTGCCATTCGGGCATAACAACGAGGCGCGTTGCCCGGTATGCCTTTGCCGTAAACAAAGGCGTAACCGCTAAATGGGCGACAAGCTCACCGTTTACCGTGGCAACAAAATACTCAGCGGCCGGCGGGTGAGGTAAATCTAAATAATAATGCTCTTTAAAATATTTCCAATAAGTGCCGTTTGTCTTCCAAATGTCGAGTTTAATAGCCGGTCGTTTTTGGATTTTTTTTTTACTTCACCGGTTCGGGTATCGTAGACCCAATCCGGTTGCAGCCATTCAACAACATCGTAATGACAGGAAAGCAATACAATTTGTTTGCCGGTATTTCGCCTCCATGATTTAGCAAAAGCTGCCGCCCCAATTTGCGCAATTTGGCGATCTACGACGCTCGTAAATTCGTCAATTACTACTTTGTCCGGGGCGTCACAGATTAACCGGGCTAATCCGGCGCGGTATTGTTCACCGTTAGATAAAGCTCCGAAAGGTCTAAGCCACGCCGGTACATTACCTAGCCCAACGGCGGACAATGCTCCCGTAACTTCATTTAAAGGTTTTTCCGGGGCGATATTTTCAACGATAGGTAAATTATTATCCCAACCCGAATAAAGGTCGTGTATAGCCTCATTTGGCCAAATCTGTTTACCTATTGACGTTTTGCCGGAGCCTGACGAGCCTACAATAAGCCCGATTTGCCAATCTTGCCCCTCAATCGGTAATTCGGCCGTGTGCTTCCATTCGTGGCCATTTTCAGCGTTAAATAATGATTTTACTTTTTGTGCGCGAAAGCTGCTAAAATTTTTAGAGCTGTGGTTTACTTCAATTCTCATACGCTTACCACTTTTAAATCATTAAATCCCATTTCTTTAAGTTTGTCGAAAATTTGTTTTTGTTCGACCTCGTTACCGCATTTCACAATTACGGCGTGTTGTTCTTTGTAATTAAAACTTGCCATTCGTTTTTGATTGATGATTGATTTTTTAAAATTGATGGTTATATTTGCAGCTCCTACGATAATTTATAAAATAGCAAAGCCACAACATTAGAAGACTTATGTCCTCCAACGCTGTGGCTTTGTGCTATAATAAATTACCGTAGGAAGTATTTATTTGTTGGAGGGCTTTTTTCAAATCCCCCTCCCGGATTTTTTCTTTTATTTTCCGCCGTCTGGAATTTCCGGAAACTCGGTAATTTGATCAAAGTGAGTGACCTCAAGATATGCGCCCTCAAAGATGTTTTCAATTGAATCTGAACCGTCAAATCTATTTCTTACTCGAATTTGGTTAGCTTCATAAGTAATTTCTACAGCTTTTCCCTGATGATCAAGATTTGAAATAATCGCGGTTGTGTTGTATTTGTGATAATTTGGAAACATAATTGACCATGAAGTAGAATCGATTTGTTGTACTGTAACTTGACCGATCGTATTTTTTAACTCAAAAATTTCAGGAACACAACCTTGACGGTCAGGGTCAAGTTTTAACAATTTTGCTCTGTAGACTTTTTCGTGTTCCGTGGTTTCGGAGTCGTCAAGGTCTTTTAAGTAGTCAACAATTGCGTTAATTTCATTCGCGAAAAGAACGTACTTCTTTGGGGTATTTGCTACTGCCGCTAATTTTTCAGGGCTGTCTTGCTTAAAACCGATTTCATTAATTGTAATTTCTGCCATTTTATTATAATTTATTAGGGATTAAAAATTCTGCTGTTTTTTGGTACTTTACCGATTTGTATTCTTTTGTTTTAACTTCAAATTCATTTTCTAATGTTTCATAGGGCTCCTCTATTTTTTTTAACACCTCTATTTTACAGCAAATAGAGCACAGCTCATTTAACAATTTGTCTAACTTTATCTGTAATTGATAGTTATTGTATTCTGACTCGTAAACACGCATTTGAGCACAGCTTACCTGGTGTAATTCACCGTCAACAATTTCTAAAGGGCATACGCCAAAAATAAAATCAGGTATTTTATCCTCCGGTAAAACCAGCGGATCATTATCGAGTCCTAAAAAAGTTAACTCATTGAAACAATTTGCCACACTTTCCCATTGAATAAATGGTTTGTGGCCAAGTTCTGTGGCCTTGTAATATATCATAGTGCAATTATTAAATATTCAAATCTTACGTTTTGCTGACCGGAAAATGGCTCATACGCGCCAAGCCTAAATCTTGTGGGTTCATGGCCGGCCGTAAACCAAACTAATAAATCTTGGGAGGCGTTTCCCATAGGTCTAAAAGAATGAAAAGTACCTAACACCATGTAATTACTTGTACCCACGTTAGGAAAATTTATATAAACCGTTGCCGTTGTGTCATTAGGAAAGTCGCCCAAAATCGCCACCCCTTTATGCAAATAATTAAGAATATTTGTGGGCTTATTTTTTATAAAAGATGCACTGGCAGAATTTACGGTATTCCAATCCGGTTGTACATTTTTTTGGGCGCCCTCCTCAATACTGTTTAGCTTCTGTAATAGCGCAAGCGTAAAATTATAATCCGTGTGGACATAAAGCGGGTCTATTACAGTAGCAAACGGCAGTTCAAAACTGGAAAGTTCTTTTATTGTCTTTAGTTTGGTTAATTCAGAAAAGTTAAATAAATCAATTCCGCCTGTTCCACATTTTGCGTAAATTGTTCTATATGCCGGTAAGCTGTCGAGTTGTAGGTCATTGTCGGCGTCAGTGTTGTATAAAACGTTTTCTATTTCCTCAATGATTGTAACCGTGCCCGTAAACGAGCCCCCAACAAAAGGGATTATCTCCCCGTTATACGAAATAAATCCATCGGAAACAGTTACGCCGTGCGAGTTAGAGTTATTAATCGTAACGCCCGTTATAATAGTTTTATCTCCCGCTAAATGGGCAAGCGCGCCGAGAGGTTCGCGAAAGGCGTCTTGCACAAATCGCCATGTTTTGTTCGTACCCGGAAAACCTGATGCCGACACAATCAGTTTATTACCTAAACCCATACAATTAAATAGTTTTTAACATACAATTTATAATAGTCGAGCTGCGCTCTAATTTTAATCAAATAAGCATTTTCCTCTTGGTCATTGCTTGGTTTTAAATCTCCGGGAATCAACACTAAAAAATCTGCACCGTCGCCTATAAATTCGCTTTCTTCCCGGTAATACACCGGCTTATTATCCGGTTCCTCGTAGTGCATAACCGGTTTGTTTTCTTCGGGTTCATAAAACCAAATAGGCTCACGCAAAACGGCGTTAGCGATTATAATTCGCCTGTGGTTGTTATCAAATGCGTCATTTAACACCGCCTGCAAATAACAAATCTGGCTGTTATGGTTTAATTTGTAAAGAGCCTGTTTTCTAAACTCTAAAAACTCGAAATGCAACCATATAATCGGGGTAAAAAAAACCTCTAGTAGCCTTATAAACTTAAATTTTCGTAGAAATACCGGAAGATTAAGTATTATAAAAGTGCGCCAATTTATGTTGTACACGTTATCCATTATTCCGAATAGGGGATATAATTAATTAAAAGCTCATTTTCGTCTAGTTTCATGTATCCGGCGTCGGCTATTCTGATCTGTTGTATTATGCCGACGTTTTGCACATCTGTCGTCAAATAATCATAAATACCGTATTTGGAATAGGCTGCTATTACATCCGCTATTTTTACCCCCGGAACTTCTTTTAATCTATCTTCCAAATGCTGCAAAACCAATTTGCCGTTTTCAAAATCAATCGATTTTAAGTATTGTTTAATTTGATTTATTACCGGTGTTTGGTCGGTTCCGTCCGATCTTGATCCGTCGGCATTTAATACAAGTGCGTCGTAATGAATATTCAAGCGGATTTTTAACAAATCGGCTTCACCGGTTGTTATTTTTACAAGTGTTCCGGCGTCAGCGATATTTTGATTAAAATATACGTCCAATGCGGTAACCTGTTCCGGGGTTAATGGGCTATATTCTCCGTCAACTAATCGTACTACTTTTAATCGCAATGTTCCGTAACCGTTTTGAACTACCCTAATAGATGCCGCATTTGCAACAATACGTGCCCCTGATATTTGGGCATTGGACAAACCCGTTAAATCATAGTAATCAGTTTCCGGAACCAAAGGGACACCAAACATAAAATTGAGGGCTTTTTCGCGATACCATTTTGGGGTATGTATCCTTGATTCGGCAATACGTTTTTCCATTTCTTTTTTGAAAGTGTCCCAATATTGCTCTTGCACAAATTGTGCAAAAGCGATCACCCAAACCCAAAGCCTCCAAATTGCGACTTTACTGGTGCTACTGACGTCGGCTAAAGTTTGTTCCTGGTCTATTAAAACTTCCAAAGGCGAAAGCTCAACCGCCTGTGCTTTTGCGGACAAAATAGTTTGTTGAATTTGTTTTATATCTCTCGCCATTTTATAAACGTGTTGGTAGCTCATAGCATAACACAAATTCCGGCGCCGATTGGCTTTCTAATGTGCTAAAACCGGAAGCCGGTATTATTTTTTTATTTTGGTAAAACTCTACTATATCGTTGGCTTTTGCGGCTTCACTTGGTATGCGTAATACGTCACCCGGCGATAGCATTTCAGTTATTGCGATATTATTTTCTATGGCTATATTAATTATACCCTGAAGCGTCCCGCAATGTTGTAAGGAAAAATCTAAAAGGCTCTGATTATGTAGTAGCGTTTTTTGCATTTCTTAGCTGTTTATTTTCTCTTTTTAGTTCCGCAATTTCCCTTTCTAAGAGCTTAATTTTTCGATCGCGCATTGTTATTTCTGATTCTAAGACCTGTACTTTTCGGTTTGACATTGCCTCGAACTCTTGAAACCTGATTTCATAACGATTTTCTAATTCTTGAAACCGGATTTCGTAACGACTTTTTAGATCGTCGAGAAGCTCTTTATAATAGCCCGACAATTTTATGTCGTTGTCTATTTCTTTTGACTCATTTTCGGCATTCATACCGGTCACCTCGGCTTTTAGCTTTTTTCGGCCAAAGAACCAGCCAATCGCAGCGGCAATTAAAGTCTGTATGAATTCCCCGCCGTATTGTAGAACATAATCTTTCATGCTTTAAGTTATTGTTACGCTGTTTAAGTTACCGGTAACGGTTCCGCCGCCGGATGGGGCAATAAGCCCGCCCGTATAGTTGATTTGTAACTGTTTTATTTCCTCGATAATCGCCTGAGCAATTCGGTCGCTTATTCGGTCTAAAGACGCGTTATGATCAACTTCTTCCGTTTGCTCCGCCTCTAAAGCGGCTTTTATTTTGTTTTTTAATCTGATATGGTTTAAAGCCATTTTAAAATCATTTTAAAAGGTTATTAAATCGATTTTCAAGTTGAGTGAATTGTTCCCTATTAATTAATTTAATAGTCGGACCCGCATTGGTTGTAAACCTCATTGCCTTTATAGCCGCTATCAAATCGGCCATCACTTTTTTTAATGATTCGTTTTCTTTTTTTAGTAAAAAGCCCTCTTGGTCAATTTCAAATTGTACGTTTCCAATTTTTAAATCCAAGCTCTCAATTTCTGAATAAGCTTCTACATAAAGTTGTTTTAAATCTTCGTTTATTGGGCTTACCAGTACGGAGCTTCCAATTTTAGGAAAAAGAAAAAAGGCTTTTCCGGTTCCGTCGATTACAGATGATAGCCTCACTTTTGTATATTCGAGTTCGTCGTCTTTTACCGTACAAACTCCGGCCTCTTTTTGAACCGATATTACCTCGACGGGGAAAGTATCAACGTCTCTTTGCTTCAATTTTCTAAATGCGTCTTGTAATTCTTTCTCCATTATAATCTATTACCTATCGTTATTTTTCGTCGCGCTCCTCCGGTTCCAAATGTGGTAACCACTTTTTTGATAAAATAGTTGCCCTCTCGATTAGGATGTTCGCCGTCCAAAATTTTTGCTTTCATTCCTCTTGTGGCAAACGGAATTAAAAAACTTGTGATGTCGCCCTCGAATCCGTCATATTTTAATTTTTCAATTTCGGCTTTAGCCATTTCTTCCAACTTTTTAGTATCAGAAATTACGGAGGTATGGTACGTTCTTTGCTCCCCGTCAGGGTCGCCCACCTCAATACTTTGCCTTTTGTTATCCTTACCGATGTAGGTGTACTTTATTTTTATTTTCCGATCTTCTTTAGACTTAAATTCGAGATTGTTTTCGACCAGATTATAGTTTAAATCATAAACGACCGTTTGGCCAATGTTAGTAAGTTGTTGTAAGCCACAATATAACTTGCCGGAGTCATCAATAAATACGCTCATTAGTAAGTCCTTTTTGAAACTCTCCAAAACTTGGGCTCCGTTCGCGCCTTTAATAATCCATTTGTCCAGGTGTACCTCCGGAATATTATCGGCCAATTCAACGTTAGTATCTTTGACAACCTCCCGCAAAATCTCTTTCATCGTTGTGCTTTCCCAGCTCTTTGTAATATTCTTTCTACGGAGTAGCCAAAGCGCGTCCTCGCAATGAATTTCTAACGGAATTTTAGGGCTAATTTTTTTTACAAAGCCCGTAAATTCTACACCGGAATATATGCCCTCGTAGGCTAATGTGATTTTAACTTTATCCCCAATCTTAATAGCATCTTCCGTAAATTTTTGCTCATCGTTTTGTCGAACTTTAAAGCGAGTCGGTAATTTAATCACCGCCGTATCGCTCATTTCCTCAACCGATTTTGTAACCTCGATTTCGTGGATTGAGTTAAAAACGTAATCGCCTATTTCTACTTTAGAATCAAGTATGTACATTATGCCAATAAGTTGTTTTTTTCTGTGTCTTTTTCGTTCAAATCTGCGTAAAAATCTTGATCGCTTACGGCGGAAATAGAGTACGTTTGTAACCCCGATTCTCCCACCATTTCGTCAAACTTTGTTTCTAAAATAACAAGTTTCCTAACCCCGAATAATTCAAAAAAGGCGTTCGATTCAACCTCTAAAGCGTCGTTAATGTCGTGCATTTCTTTTAGCATTGCGACCTGATCAGCTGGGTATAAATCCGTATAATTTGGGTTAAAACAAACGCCCTTTATTGAAATTATATCGTCTTCAGCGCAGATGTATTCTTTAACCGTTCCTTTGCGATATTTACCTACTGTGGGCGTCTGTACAATTGTTTTTGATAAACCGATCGAAATTAGCGGCTCATTAGGCAGCTCAAAAATTTGTCCTTTATATGACAACTTTAGTTGCATGAAGTACTTTGCTCCGTTTAACTGTTTGCTGTTAATACCCCGCAAGTCCGGTAAATCAAACTTTTTTTTATTGCTTTTCCACCATTCAGGAAAATTCGGGCCGATATAATCAAAAATCGTACGGGCTGCTATCTCTCGTATATTAAATTCCGCCATTATCCTGTTTGCATTTGGTTTACACTATTCACGGCTCGCAGTAACATTTCCTGTACCTTTTCGCCTAAATTATTTAGCCCTTTTTCTGTACTTTCTACATAAATTTTAGTATCGTCTTGGAGCTTTTCAATGTTGATTGTTATGTGGGTTATTTTTGAACCGCCGGAAACAATAGAATCCTTTTTATCTTTTCCGTCCGTTTTATCCTTACCCAAACCGGCTCCTTTCTGTTTACTTAGGTAGTCATCATAAGCCGCCGTACTTCCGTCTTTTTGGCCAAGCCCGCTAAACTTATCTTTAATCCCTTTAAAATCTTTTTTAATCCCCTCGGTATCTACTTTTATAGCTATTTGGCCGAACTCGTTTTTAGCTTTACCGAAATTATCGTTCATCTTTTGGTAACCGTCGGCGACGGCCTTTTTACGGGCTTCAATGTCGCTATTGAGTTGGGCGAGCATTTTTTGATTTTCCGAGCTGTCGCCCATTCCCACGGCTTCTTTAAACTTGTACCAACCCATTTTAATTTTGTCGATGCCGTTCATTAAAGAGCTAGTTACGTTATTCCAATTTGCGCTGATAAAATTTCCGAATGTTTCCCACAATAGTTTAGCGCCGTTTACTGTATGCCTCCAACTATCTCCCCAACCGCTTGTGTATTTTATCACCATTCCAATTACCATGATCAGGGCTATAATACCAAGTACAATCCATGTTGTAGGATTTACAAGCATCAACGCGTTATAAATCCCGATTGCGTTATTCCAAAGCCACCAAGCGGCGGTTATTATCATAATCTCTCGTGCAAATGGGGAAAGTAACGTAATAACGTTGTTTAGACCAGTCGTAAACCAATCAACAACCAACAAGACGCCCGCCATTATATTACCGAACGTACCTAATATGTCGCTTACTCTTGAAATACCGAATGCAACTCTTATAAATACCTGTAGGGAAACCACAACGGGTTCAATCATTGCCCATAATAACTCAAACCATTTCGATACATACGGCAAGTAAATCGTTAAAAATTCTATTGCCTCACTGACTCCTATTAAAGCGGCGGTGAATAGCCCCGCTGATTCGCCGCCCACGGCCACTAAAAAGCTGTTCCACTGGTCTTCTAAATTTGATATTTTCCCCCCTAATGTTTGTGATATTGCTTCCATTGAGCCCGCGACGCCCGTCATTTCGCCGTATTGGATTAATGCGTTTCGGATGGCCGACTCATTGTTGTTTATTTCTTTTGTAACGCCCTTAAAAGCGAGTGTAACTTTCTCTCCGTTTTTACTGGCCTTTATTCCAAATTCTTTTAGCCTCTCAAACTCCCCGGATTGGGCGTCAAGTATGGCCTCTGTAAGTTGGTCGAAACTTTTACCTTGTGAACTGGCTAAATCACCGAGTTTTGTTAATTCCTGTGTTGTGGGGGCGAATCCCCGGTTCACTAACTTTACAAACGCCCCGGTTAGCTCGTTTAATTGGAAAGGCGTTTTGGCCGCAAAATCAGTAAGCATGTTCAGCGCGGCGGCTCCAATTGCGTCCGATTGAAAAGTATTTGCTAATACAGCGTTGAACTTTTCATATTCGGAGCGCGCCTCGACGACCTTATGTGTAAAGGCAATCATTACACCGACGGCAAAAACACTCGCGAGTAATGATTTTATTCTACTGTAAGTATTAGCCATATTTGAGGCCGCCCGTTGGTTTTGGGATATGGAGTTTGTCAAATTAGCGATCGAGCTACGCACCCCGCCAACGGATTGGGCGACATTTCTTAGAGTGGCCGAAGCCATATCGCGCATTTTTACCACAAATTCGTATGCGTTCATCTTTTAACTTGGTTGGGAGCTTTCCTTTTCGTTTGTTCTTATATAATGGAGGTTTTGTATTTCCTCCGCCCATTCCTCGTCGTCTAAAATGCTTGGGTTTGGGACGTGTAGATAGTACTTTAAGTAGGCGTCATATAGTCTAAAGTTGATATATTCGGCCAACTTAAAGGCTGAGGCGTCATTCTTATCGATGACCGCCTCGTTTAGAGCTTTTTTATTGTCGCTACTTTTTTATTTTGCAATTTTTCGATTGCCTGATAAAGCGGAAAACGGATTTTCGCGTTTTCTTTGTCGTTAAAAGCGTCGTCCTTCTCAACACAAATACGCTCGAATAATTTTTCTTGCGTAACAAAGGCTTTATTCGACGGGTTTTTCTTTTCCGCAATCTTTATGTCATCGCGGCCAATGATCCTAACTTTACATTTTGCCTCGCCAATGGTAATAATTGACGCGTTACCGTCTGGAGTAATTTCGGCGTCGTCATAAATAAAGAATTCTTTTAGCTCTTTTCGCGCTGCAAAGAAATACTCATCAACGGTTTTAATGTCTTCATCACCGCCAATGAATAGAGTATTTAACATAACTTCTCCGAAAGCAATCTCCCCGTCGTTTTGTAACGCGGTAAACGCTCTTTTGAAATCGGCCATTTTTGGCAACCGTAAGTATGCCGTTTTATCTTCTACCGGGAGTAAATAAACCTCCCCGTATTGTTCTTTCCACTCTTGAATTTGTTTTTGTGTCATTTTTAAAATTGTTTAAAAAGCCGTCCGGTTGAACGGCTTGTGTAATTGAATATTTGATAGTTTATTGTTGGGGCTTAAATTCTAGTCCCATGAACGGTAATTCAACTAGCATATTTTTGTCGCCCTGTTTCATACTTTTTTTATACTCTAAAAATTCGCAGGTCTTAATAATGTCTGTTACCGTTGGGTCGGTTGCCGACGCGGCATAAGTCCACACGATGTCAAATTCAATAGAGAGAACATCTTTACCCGGTGCGTCTTGTATCATTGATTCAAGCTCACTTTGCCAAACGGTTAATTTACCCTCAACGCCGACATTTCCCCGTAAAATTTTGTGGCCTTTTTTACCTCGCCCCCTCAATACCTCTTTATCCTGTTTTACGGTACATTCAATGTCCGTAACCCCTTCAATTATTCTGCCTCCAATTGCAATTGTGATGTCATTCCACCCGTATTGCCTGCTGCTATAACTTTCCGCCATTTTAGTCTAATTTTGTAGTGAATCCAATGTTTATAGTGATAAAGTCGCTATAACCAACAGGTAACAACTGTAATTCTATTACGACATTTTCCGTAGTTAGTACGTTCTGTTTTTCGTCAATAAATGCCTTCACGCTTGAGAGCTTACCTTGTTGTACCATGTTTTGACCGATATTACTTTCGATCTTGTTTTGCCAGCCTTTAATAATCGCCGGGTGTACGGTTCCCGATTCTGTTACCGGTATTTCGTCCGACAATTCTTCAATCATGGTATCGTATGCAATTAATACCGCCTCGTCCATAACCATACCACGCGCTTGTGTTTTAAAATCATCTGTCGGGAGGGTGAGCGTTTGATCACCGGTAAACCAGTAGCCGGAGCGATTAGCAAACCCACGTAAAAAGATGTAATTCTTTTTTGCAATAGCGTCCCAAGTAGTGTCTAAAGTTTCGACCGGTTCCCCGTTAGTAAAATATGCGGTAAGCGTTTCAACCGCCCCGTCTTTTACCCTTGAAACTTTCCTTTGGCTTGGGATTACGGCCGACCTCCCCAAATACATCCCAATAGACGCATCTTTGGAGCCGTCATTATTGGCCAGTAAAATAGATACCCTGTTAAATTCAGTCGTTGCGTAGTCTTTTAGATCGGCGACAACCCCCGAAAACTTATTACCGGAAATGATTGTTCTAACCGGGTAATATCTTTGGGCGAAGTCATCCGCTAAAGCCTGAGTTTTCGGTACGGCCAAATGCACGTCTTCGTCTAATCCGTCGGTTATGGTTTCTCCGGATCCGGGTTTTTTGACAAATCCTAAAATCCTGATTTTCCCTTTTGCGTCGGATAACAGTTTTTTTGCATAGGAATTTGTTAAATCCGCCATTTCAGTTAATGTTACGGCGGCAGGAACAACCATAAACCACAACTCCGCACCTTTTTTCGCTTGTTCATAAAATGCCGCGATATGCTTATGCGCAAAAGAGTTGGTTCCTGTAGCTTCTATACCTAAATTTTCGGCTTCCTCAAGCGAAAAAATTTGATAAGAGATACCGGTAGTTACTTTATTTGTTCCCGATATAGTAGCACCGGTTAAAATGATCCCCGGTATTTTTAGGATTTCAGCCGTGGCAAGTCCTAAACCGTTTTTTGAGATGTTAAATTTTATGTTTGGTAAACTCATACGATTTTAAAAAATTAAGTAAATAACCGGCCACAAAGCCGATAAAAAACGCGGCAAAAACATGGAATAGTGAAAGCCCCGATTTGCTGTTAATATTTGTGTCGCTTTTGTTGTGTTGGCTAAAGGTTTCTCTTTGAAGCTCTTTTTTTATTTTGGCAACAATAGCCAAGCTGTCACACGTTGCAGTCGCCTGTAATGTGTCGCCAACAATCTTAATTTTAACTTTTGCCTGGCCGTTGGTTTGCGTATATATTTTTGGCTTTAAAATGTCTTTTAAATCGCCTTTAAATCCTATTTCACTGACGGGGATTTTAAGGCTCGTTTCGGCCTTTGGGGCAAAAATTGTAGTGTCTTTATACGTTACGGTTCTCTCGTTTGTAGACTTTGTTTCGTTTTCTGTTTTTTGAATTTCCTGCCGCATTGTCCGGCAGGAAATCATTAAACAACTAAAACAAAACACTAATAACATGAGTGCTTTTTTAAACATCTTTATACTCGTTTTTTGCGTTAAAACTTGGACACGCTTTTGCCACATTTGGAAAATCTCGGTGGCCTTGTATTACCGCATTTGGAAATTTCTTTTTTAACTCTTTTAAAAGCTTTAATAAGCTCTCTTTCTGTTTTGGAGTCCTGTTATCCATTGGCGCTCCTTTGGCGTCAATTCCACCTAAATAGGCTACATTGATAGTTTCACTATTATAGTTTTTTACGCCGTTTGATACTTGCTCAATGGGTAACAATTGGACTGCGTCACCGTTAGGTAGGATAATAAAATGATAGCCGGGCATCTTCCAACCTAAATTGTTTCTCCAGTAATTCTGTATGCTACTGATTGTCGTTGTTTGGGGGGTTGCTGTGCAATGCACGGCTATAAATTTTATTTTTCTCATTATTCTTCGGTGTCTTCTTCGGTTTCTACTTCAATATAGTTTGGGTTTTTATGGCACTTTGCCGGTTCTTCGCCTAATGTTTTGGCGTGGTCATTAGCAAATTTTAGGTTTGTAAATAGAAAATCGTCAGGAGTTGTATATACTTGTTTTGCTTTCGGATTCTCAGTAAAAAACGTGGTTACTTTTTCTTTAAGTGCCCCCGTAACTTCGGGGGCATTTTCTTTTTTTTTCTGTGCCATACTTTATAGGATTGCGCCTAAATATTTAGGGTTATTAGCTCGAATATTCCCCACTAAGGCTCGTTGGGCAAATGAAATCTCGTCTGCTTGAGAACTTGCCGCGCCTAACGTTGCATACATTTTGGTATCCCCGAAACATCTAAATACCTCGTCTGAACACCATGTAAAAGAGGCTTTTTTGTCCCCGGCTTCTTTTACAGAGCCATAAGGTTTTTTAGCTCCCGCGGATGTATAAAGTGGATTTTTAGAATATCTCCACAGCTTAAACCCGTAGATTTCCTTTGTCTGCAAAATTTCTTTATACAGAGTTTTGTTTTCCTTTTTGATACGCGCCATGTGTTCGGCGGTTAAGCAGATATTTAGATTCTCTGTTAAATCTAAATCCGCGTAGAACGCCTCTAAATCGATAATTGCGTCAATTACTGATGCGCTAGTATCTAAATTTGTAATTTTATTGTAGGCGTTATTTGTTGCGGGCGACCAGGAATACGCAGCTCTAACACCAATATTTTTAGCTAATGATGTTTTGTGGCGTTTGATTACTGACTGACGCTTTGGATAGGATAACTCAATTTCCTGTAATTCTCGGTGTCGGGTTCTTGACGTAGAGTATGTTTTAAGTACTACCTCGTTAGGAATATCCGTAATTGTTTGAAGCGGTAAATCGTCTTCGCTCCCCTCGAAGTAGTCTTCGTGAACATCCGGTTCAATCCCGGCCTCCGCCAAGTGTAATGTATTGTTTTCAACATACTCGGATTTATCCACAGATGCAAAAACGAAACTGGTATCAGGTACTGGGTTCTCTTGGAGGTCACCAGTCCACACTTCTTTTTGTAATGACATTTTTTATTTTTTAATGATTATTGATTATTTTTTTTCGACATGTCTAACACCTTTGGAATAATCTTTTGCCAGTTGTTCATATTTGGCCGGTTCCTCGTCTCTGATTTTTCCTAATTTTACGGTATCATATTTTTGTAAGTAGTCGAAAGTTTCTTCGACCGGTGTTGCGGTGCTATCGCCTTTTTTACCTAGTACAACCTCCTTAATAACTTGACTCGTGGCCGACTGGACTCCGGTTGCTTCTTTATCCGATATTAATTTTGTTAGGATTGCTTTTTGCCCCTCGTGGTCGCCGTTAAATGCTTTAATTTGGGAGGCGGTTAGGCTTTCCGGGATTAACCCTAGCGTTACGGCTTTACCCACTAATTCGGTTGCCTCGGCCGTTTTGATTCCGTTTAATTGCGTTTCTAATTCCGATACTTTTCGGTCGGATTCCTGTTTGGATAATCGTAACTGTTGTACTTCCCCTAACACCTTATCTTCGTGGCTATCTGCGGGTAAGGATAATGCTAATGCAATTGTTTTTAATTGTGACATATTTAGATTGTTTGAATTAACCTCTTTAAGTTTTATCGGTGCGCCACCTCTTGATAATCTGATTGCGCCGTCATTGCCGCCAATATCGACGATTGAAATCTCGACCAGCTTGCAAGCCGTTACGGTTTCGTAAACCTGTCCCGGCATCATTAAGTCCGGTTCTGATGACGTTGATTTTACGTCGGCGTACATTGAGGCCATACGGATATACCCTCGCTCAACTTTTCCGGCAATTGCGGCGGCAAATTCGTCGCCCATATCGAATTCAATTGTAGCAACTAAGTCTGTCCCTTTTTTCCAAAGTTTTACGCATTTCCCTATTACGGCCGTTCCTTTTTTATCGTCTTTTTTATCGAATTCTCTTTCGTGCATAAATAAGACAACCGGATTACGCATGTATTGTTTGTAATCAATTCCGTCAGTTAAAACCCGATAGTAGTACTCATTAACATTTTCGGTATTTATGATAAAATCGTAAGTCATTTACGGTCTGTTTTTGTTTTGATTTCTGAGGCAAAATTGAGTGGTTTTGAGGGCAAAAAAAAATCGCTTTCCAACGCTTGTACCCTTTAAATACAAGGGTTGTACTGTTTTTACACAACCCTTGAAATTGAAATTTTATAGTAGAAATTGAAAGCCGAATTTTGCTCTATGACAGATATAATTTTAGACGATAAAGGCGATTTAAGTTTCAAAAATGGAGACATCGAAATCGGGTATTCCGATAACCAGCACCAAGAGCATATATTACTTGCCAACAAAGGCGAGTACCGCGAGTTTCCGGAGCTTGGTGTCGGAATTGTTCAAATGCTAGACGACGACGACTACATGAGCGTACTTATCGAGGCTAAAAAAAATCTCGAATACGACGGCATGAAAATCAGTAACATAAAATTTGAAGAAAACGGAAACTTAACTATTGATGGAAAGTACAAATAAGAATAAAGGCGGGCGCTTAACCGCAGTTGAACGCGACTATAAGAAAAGCCAGGGGAAAGACTTGTATATAAAAGGATTTTCGATAACTAACATTTCTGAGATTATAGGGGTTGGTATTAAAACACTTTCCGGGTGGCGGGATAGTGACGATTGGGAGAAAGAAAAAGAGTTGAATAATATTAGGCCGTCAGAAATAAAGCGTATGATATTGGAGTATGTACGTGATTTAAAAAACGGTGAAACGCCACTATATAAAGCTGATGACCTTTCTAAAATTTCCGCGGCTTTCGACAGGCTAAATGATAGCCGTAAAAAAGCGGTCTATACTATGGAAAGTTTTGACGGTTTTTGCCAATTTATGATGGTACAAGCCGGTAATAATACCGGCAAAAAACGCGAGACTCATATAGACCTTTTAAAAACCGTTAGGCCATACTTTGATAAATATATAACGGAGCTTTTACAAAATGACTAAGACGGAGTTAAAGGATGCTAAAGAGCGTTATTTCCAACAGTCTAAAGTGATTCAATTATTGTCCTATCAATCATTGTTTAAGGAAAGCTCTCAGGAACAAGAAGACAGAATTAAACGACTTTTAAAACCCGAAAACTATTTGGAGTTTTTCGAGTATTACTATGGCGTAAATTCCGGTTTAGCTTTGGCCGATGCCCCATGTGCCAAATTTCATTTGGATAGTTATTTAAAAGTATTTAAAAACCCTTTAATAAAGCAGCAAAGACGTTGGTTTCGTGGCGCGGCTAAATCTATTCATACCATTGTCGGGAACCTTTCACATTTAAAACAGAACGGCGAGGTTAACTTCGGGTTGGTTATTGGTAGAACTGAGGGGCACTCAAAATTATTGCTATCCGATTTACAGCTCCATTTAGAGAGCAACGAACGGTTTATAAAAGACTTCGGTATGCAAATGCAATACGGCTCTTGGGCGGACGGTCAATTTGAAACCAACGACAAAAAATTCTTTATGGCGTTAGGTCTTAATCAGCCCTTTAGAGGGTTACGTAATAATGCCGATCGGCCGGACTGGGCGGCAATGGATGACTTGGAAGACAGAAAGCAAGCTAAAAATATTGAGCTTACAAAAGAGAATGTACAAAAACTTACCGGAGATTTAGGCAAGGCGGGACAAAAAGGAAGATTCCGACAAATAATGTGTAACAATTACATTGTAAAAGACGGTATAGTTGACGGGTATGCGGAAAAATATAAGGGCTCTAAAAATTTAGATATTTCCACGGTCAATTTGTGCGACAAAGATTTTAATCCGTCATGGCCGGAACGTTATACGAAACAGGAGTGTATCGATATTGTTAATGATACTGATTATCACACGAGCCAAAGAGAAGACTTTAACAACCCGGTTGAGGAGGGTAAACGAATTAAAGCCGAGTGGATTCACTATAAAAAAACGCACGGTAACCAAATACACAACGGACTTATTAGCCATTGGGATTTATCTTATTCGGATGAAGGGGATTATAAATCCGGTGCGGTTGTTTCAATAGACAAAGGGAGGGCGCACGTACTTAATATTTTTAATAGGCAAACGGCTCGACCTATTGCCATGAATATGCATTATGAATGGCAAAAAGAATTCAACCAAAAGGGGATGTCGATTATTTCTTTTTATGACGCGACAGCCTCACAAAAAGTTGTTTATGAACCGGATTGGTTAATTGCTTGTGAAGAAAATAACGCCGTTGACATTCCTTTCCCCGATCACGCGTCGGGGGACAAACATGACCGTATTGATGCAACTTTAACGAGTGCGTTTATGCGGGGGCTTATCACATTTGACGAAAAACTAAAGGGTACTCCCGATATGGAAAAAGCAATTGACCACATCTTATCCTTTGAAAAAGGGTGTAAAACTCCTGATGATATTTTAGATGTATTGGAAACCTGTGTAAGAAAAGGCCGCCTTTTATTCGGTTATTCAAAAAAAGAAGAAAATACCGGTAAACCTAAAATCGGTAAACGCAAAACAAAACGTAGAGTATAGCATGACACCACGTAAAGAACTATTTATAAAAATTCAAAAAGCATTGGCCGATAATATCCCCGAATTGGAGCTTGTGGACTTACAGCGGAAACAGTTTTCAAATCCCGAAAAGGGTTATCCTACTTATTGGACGGCGGCATTAATCAGTATCTCAAAAATTGATTGGGAGACTATGGTAGAAAATAAACAAGAGGGCGCCTGTACCGTTGAAATTACGCTTTATTGTAAAGACGGTTGGCTTGATCAGCATTTTGGAACCGGTGACGCCGAACACGGTTTAATTGAGGTTGACTTAATCGACAAAATAGTGGAAAATCTACAATTTTTAGAGGGTGACTATTTTCGAGTATTAGAATTGAGCGACGAAAGCTCCGGCGATGAAAGCGACGAAATTATGACCTACACGCTCACATTTACAACAAATATTTACAGGAGAATTAACCCTAAATATAAACGGGTTTCATTAACTATAAATCAACCAAATAATTAAAACTATGTTTTTAGATAAGTCAGAATTAAAAACCGTTTCGACAGAGGAAATTATTAATAGAATCATTAGTAACGATGATGCTATTATAGTAGATATAATCGATGAAAGTATTGATTTAATGGCGGGGGACTTATACCAATATTACGACACGGAAGCTATTTTTTCGGCTACCGGAGAAAATCGAAATAAAACGATTTTAAAGCACTTAAAAGGGGTTGTTATACACGAAATATACATTCGTAGAACAAAGGCATTTAACGAGGTGGCAAAAACGCGCTATGACGAGGCAATGCTATGGCTTGAAAAGATTTCAGAGGGAAAAATAAAGCCGCCGTTACCAATACGAATACTTGATACCGACGGGGACGGTATTCCTGACACCGAAGCCACTTTTATGAAAGTTGGCGGAAGAAAAAATTATCAAAATCATTTTTAGATGTCAGATTTAGCCGAGTTGCAAAACCTTTTAAATAAGGCCGCAAAACAAATACCGGAAAAAGCGCTACAAATTATCGGTGTTGAGGGTATTAAATTTATTGAGAAAAACTTTAGGGATGGGGCTTTTACGGATACAAGTACCCGTAAATGGGAAGAAAGAAAAACCGAGGACAATCAGGGACAAGATATTACTCGGTATAGGACTAATCGTGTGGGTAGAGCCGGTAGGCTTAACAGATATGGGAGTAAAATTCAAGATCGTGCGTTATTAGTCGGTTACGGAACCGGAGGAGATAAATTAAAAAACTCTTTTAGGTATCGTATAAATCGCGGCAGTAGAGCCGTTCAATTTTATACATATAAGAAATACGCCCAACGACATAATGAGGGCTTAGACGGTATGCCAAGACGCCAATTTATGGGGAAATCGGCTTATTATAATCAGCAGATTTTTAAAAAGCTAAAAAAGGAAACGGACAAACTATTAAGATAATTCTATGCACAATAAATTAAAAAACGCAAGACAAAAGACCGCGATTAAGGCGGCCAAAAATACTGTTAAACTATCCGGTAATGCTGTAGGAAAGAAAGTAAGCCTTTCCGGCGCAGACGCGCACAATATCGAAAAAGTTACGAGCTTAATGGTTGACGTTATCCGCCGACAAAAAAGACTTTGGCGTAAAGAAATAACGGACTGGCAAGCCGCGAGATATGCTTATTATAACTCCCAAATACCAAGAAACTATCAAATGCAGGAAGTTTACGACGATATCGAACTAGACGGGCATTTAACGGGTATTAGCGAAGACCGGACATTAAGCTGTACAAATGAAACTTACGTCTTTGGAGTTGACAAAATTAAAGACGATGAGCTAACCAAATATATTGAAGACCAGGAATGGTTTGATTATTTAATTGAAGCGGCGCACAAATCAATATACCGGGGTGAAACGTTTATATGGATCAAGGATTTTGAAAAGGGGAATATAAAAGAAGTCGAGGTAATAGATCGTAGCCTTTTTGTTCCCGGACAAAAAATTTTACTATACGACATTAATAGTAATAAAGGCCTTGATGTCTCAGAAATAGACGATATTTTGTTATACGCTAAACTTTATAACAATATTGGTTTATTTGAAAAAGCGGCCGTATATGCAATTCTAAAACGGCATTCGTGGGGAAGTTGGGACGAATTTGAAGAACTTTTCGGAATTCCAATCAGAATTGCAAAAATTGCCTCGCAATCCGAAAAAGTAAAAAATGAGGTAGCCGGGTGGCTTGAGGAAATGGGCTCCGCGCCGTATGCCGTTTTTCCAATGGGTACGGAGGTCGATATAAAAGAAAATAGTAAGACTGATGCATTTAACGTCTTCTTTCAAAAAATTAAAGCCTTAGACGCCGAATTATCAAAATTAGTGTTACACCAAACTATGACAACCGAAAACGGGTCAAGTAAGGCACAAGGAACAGTTCACGAAAACACGCTGAATAGGCTTATCAAAAGCGATAAAAAGAAAATGCTATCATTTCTTAACAAAAGACTTGTTCCGGCTATGCGTAAATTAGGGTATGTAATCCCCGAAAACGCTAAAATTATGATTGAAAAACTTAAAGACCCGAACGAACAAATTACAATTGACGGCCAATTACTCTCAAACGGTTATATCCTTAAAAAAGATTACATCGAGGGGACTTATGGCGTAGAAATTGAGTACATGCCCACACCCGGAGCCGTTAATAATGAAAAGACGGACACGGCAAAAAAGCACTAAGCCTACTTAAATTAAATTATCGAAGTCAATGCTGCGGTTCTAATCCGGAGCCAATTAAATTAAACAAAGATGATTTTTTAAGTAGGCTAATGGATGACTATTTAAGGCAATTGTTTGATGACCGAATAGTATCAAAAGAGAACAGGAAGAAATTATTTCAATATTACTATCAGGAATTTTCAAAAGCCGTTGACGTTGGTTATAGCCCTGATTTAGAAATGTACGACCCCGCAATCGGACACTCTCTAAAATATAGTATGGCCGAGTTTTCCGCATTTAAGGAAACCAGTTTTAAAAAGCAATTAGAGGCCGCACTAACAAAGAACGGGGAAATAGTTAGCTGGGGAGAATTTAAAAAAGCGGCAGAGGAGCTAAACATCGACTACAATATGCGTTGGCTTAAAACTGAGTATCACCAAACAATCGCAACGGCCAATATGGTCGAGAAATGGAAAGATTTTGAGGCAGACGCAGACCTATATCCTAACCTAAAATTTGTGACTGTGGGGGATGCAAGAGTAAGAGAACTACATAAGGTATTAGACGGGTTAATTTTACCTATAACACACGATTTTTGGAAAACTCATGTACCGCCGTTAGATTTTGGTTGTCGATGCACGATTGAGCAAACGGATGAAGACGCAAGCGAGAAAATACCGGATTTAAAAGTTAAACCGGCTTTTGAAAATAACGCCGCATTAAGTGGAAAGATATTTGACGAAATACCCTATATAAATGGCCTTAGTGATTCAGAAATTGAAGAAACTAAAAATAATATAGATGACTTTTTAAAGGACGTTTAAAAAACAAAAGCCCCATAAAGGGGCTTTTGTTTTAAATGATATTTAATAGCTTTTTAAAAAAGGTTTAATTGCGAGGCTTTTCTCGTTTCTCTTGATGCATCTCTATAAATACCCTCGTAGTTTATAATTGCGTCGACTGTGCGGCTTGATAAAAACACTTTTTTTGCAACTTCATCAATTACCGCGTCGATACGCCATTTAGGGTTTTTAGCCTGTAAATCGTAAAACATTTTACGTACAACGGTGTTTCGTTCGTTAAGTCTTTCTGTCCGAGTCATAAGACAAAGATAAATAAGAGTTTTCAGACTAACAAAACGAATTTTATTCTTGTACTTTCTCTGCAATCAATTTATTAAAATACTCTTTGAAATCTTCTATATTTTTATAAGTGGAGTTACTGACCGTTATAAAAGGCACTCCCTTATTAAAATAGAATTTCGCCACATCTTGCCCGGTTCGTAGTGAAACATCGGACTTCCCGGAGGGTTTCTCAAAATTTATTGAAGTTTGCCAAAACTCAACAAAAAAACTAATCAGCCTCTCTTTGGAACCGGTTATTTTAAGCGACTTTATGGTATATATGTCATTTACTTTTCCAACGTTATATGTGAAAATCAAATTTTTGCTACCGGAAAAAGACAAACGGTCTGTATATTCAATTTTATAGGTTCCCCCGCTGTGTAGTAGTTTTGAATCATCGGTATTTGTAACCGTCATATTTAGCCTATAATTCATAAACTCACTTATATTGTTAGTAATATAATTCATATCAAAATATGTTATTTGGCTTGTAAAATGATACGGGTCTTTTACAACATTTTTTGCTGGGTAAAATGGTGAGACCTCTTGTGCTTGTATCATACACCCAATTAGAATGGCGAGTAACGTAATGATATTTTTCATGTTTAATAATTAATTTTTACAAATCTAATATTTTTAAATACTGCAACTTTATGGATTTCCGTAAAAAAATAATGAAGGCTTCTAATAACTTTGCTATCGCCATAAACGCGTACAAAACACAATAATTAAAATACGTATTAATACGTATTTTTAGTACTAAATGTGAAGTTTTACGGAAATCCGTATTTTAAAAAAAAATAAAATTATATTCTTTGCGAGATCAAATTATGTATTAAATATGAACAATAGAAAATTACGAAACCGTTTTCCCGTGTTTGTTTTTATGCTGATCGCGCTTTTTGGCTGTGAGCTTGAGCAAGATGCAATACAAAAAAACAGCTATCAGGAAAAGGTAAAGATTAGGCATAGTACTTTCGATGCGCTATTAAAAGAACAAAATTTTGTTAACGCATTTTCAAAGTTAAGTAAAGGCAAAAATAAGGGCACACAATCAAAAACAGTCATGGAGGCCGAATATGGTTTTAGTATTGTCCCTAATACGGCGAATGTTATAGAAAGTGGACACAGCACTTCTTACACCTTTAAAATAACCCGGCAAATTAACAACCCTGAATATTTCGAAAACTTAGTTATTAATAGAGACAGTTTGAGTGAAATAACCGCATATATTTTAAAGTACATCCCGTCAAAACCATTAAGTCCAAGTGGCATACATCAATCTTTCCATTTTGAGGGAGGTGTTAGTATTACTCCTATTGTATATAACGGGTCGGAAATAAGCAAAACAACTATCTGTATAACGGCTCAAATATTAATGTGTAATCAGGCATGGAGCTCAACAAACACCGGCGTACACGTTGCGACTAATGATTGTCAAGACCAAAACCATTTATTTTACTCTCCCGTTACGACCTGTTACACTACTAATGGAAATATTGGTGGCGGTGGTGACGGTGATCCGGGGGTAACTGTTCCTATTGGTGACGATGGCGGCGGCGGCGGCGGCGGCGGTGGTGACGCGTCAACTGGAGGGGGTGCTCCCCCTAATAATTGCCCGCGATGTCCAATTTTTGTTACGGCTCCTATTGAAGAAATAGACCCCGTAACTCCAACTCCGCCTACGCCATGTAACCATTTAAAAAATTTAACCGCATCCCCGGCCGTAAAAAGTTCTTTTAAAACCTTAGACGGTCGCAAGAGCCAAGACGGTGAATGGGGGTTCGGCTTTCAGACCTATAATAGTACTTCGAATTCTATTATGCCACCAAATGTCATTGAGGCCACATACAATGACCCTAACAAATTGAATATGGAAAAAGCAATTGGAGGAAACTATATCGGCGCGTCCCATACGCACCCTCACATTTCCTACGGTTATTTTCCTATGTATAGTTATGACGATCTACTATATTTAATGAAAGTAGCGGTTAAGCACAATAATGGCGGACAGCCTAAGGACTGGACAAAATACGTATTAACTTTGACAACCTATGACGGTATATTTGCAATTAAAATAAAAGACCCTAATAAATTTTTTACGGCTATGGGGCAAAAAGGGGACGCCATAAAGGAGCGTATTCAAGATGATTATCGCGCGCTCTCTACCGGGGCGTCTATGGATACGTTCAAAAAAACATTTCTTAAAATCTTAGCGGATTTTGATTTAGGAGCCGGTTTATACGAGGGAAGTGTCGATTTGAGTTCGGGAGACTTAGCAAATACTAATTTTAATTGGGGCGAATTATCTCAAAGCAAAGGAAAAATTGTTAACACACCGTGCCCTTAATAAAAAAAAATTGTATCTTTTAAAAATGAAAAAAATGAAAAAAATCATATATAGTACAATAGCAAGTATGGCCACTTTTTATGGGTGTGCCCAAAGCCCAGTAATTGATAGATTTGGGGGCACATCTGCTGACAAAGTTGAAAATGCGTATTACAAGGACGTTAATGGCCTATTGAATCAATACGTTGGAACTTGGATTTATTCTAACGGAAATAAGACGTTTAAAGTTGTTTTTGCTAAAAAACCGATGATGTATGTGTCCAGTTTTAAAAATTATTACGAGGACTATTTAGCCGGAGAATTTCAATATATAGAAAATGGAGTTGAAAAGGTTAACACATTAGCTAATTTAAGTAATTCTTATTCAAATATTAGGGATTATAATTTGTATTCGGTGGCTATGATGAAAAAGGATTCATACCCTTTATGCCCGGAATGTGGGGAGAATGAAAAGCGGCTGTTAATGTTTTTTAATGAGCCCTCGCGTAGAAATATTTGGAGCGGGATAAGTAATAATTTTGTGATCAGAAGATTTGTAGAGAATGGCCAAGAAAAACTTAAAGTACAATTTGTATATACCGGAAACGGCCTTGAAACATTAAACTCGTTTGACGGTGAATCCACAAATATAAATACTTTTAATGTCCCATACGGCGAATACATTTTGACTAAGCAGCCTTAACGTTATATAATTTAACGATACAAAAAAAGCCAAGTAATTTACTTGGCTTTTTTTTCAATTATCCCACCAACGCTGATTTATAAAAACTTCTGCGTATGGGTAAGGAGTTCCCTCCTTTGTTTTAAGTTTTTTGTATTCGGGTAGTTTCATTAGTAATTTAATCTTTTCGGCGTCTTTTAGCTTTTCCCACCGTTCACGTGCTATTTTCTTTTTGGATAAAGCATTATACGGATAATTAGGCCAAAAAGCTGTATCAAACCCTAAATCAAGTTCAGATTTAATAATCTCGAAATTTTCTTTTAATTTTTCCCGCCAAGCATCAATTAGCATCTGTTGGCCGGGAAAGTGACCGGTCTTGAAAAGCCAGTTATACTGTTTTAAGGATAACTCACCGTCTAACACTTCAAAACTTCTAAAAGTGCCGTTTAAACCGTATTTAAAAACCCAAATATACCCGTCTTCTTTACTTCTTACTGTATAAGTGGTTAATGGTTCCGTCATACTAATTTTTGGTGTAATTCATTTGTCAATTTATTTAATATTACTCGGGTGTAATCATCTTTAAGTAATGGCCAAAGCTCCCGCAAGATATTTAACAAACCGTGTGCCTCAAAGTATTTTAAGGTTACTTTTCGTTTTTCCTCACTGAATAAGGTATGGTTTTTTACTTCTTTCTTTTTTAAGGTTTGGAACTTATCCCAAACCTCAAAAGCAATCGATCTTGTTAGTTTATCTTCGGGTTTTGTGCAAGGCTGTAGACACTCCAGTAATTCAAGCATTTTACACACGGCCATTATTTGGTCAACTGTTAATTGCAGCGCTATTTTCATATACATTCTATTTTAGGTTCGCTTAATATTTGCCCACATGATTTACATACTAACACCGTTGTTTCACAGTTTACACAGGATTCAACTACTCGCAAATACTTATCATTATGGGGGCAATCAATCTCGATATTGTCTCCCATTAACTATGGCGTTTAGCGTTCATAATTTCTAAAGCGGATATTATTTTACTCACCTCCAAAGAGCTCATTTTTTTAAGGGGTTTCCTTACCGGTGATTTATCTGATTTAAGCCAATTACTAAGTCTATCTAAATCCGCAATTTCGCCATAACGATCATTTTCAACGCCCCAACCTTTTTGAATACACAATGAAAGTATATACTTATGCTGTTTGTTTTTTGGGTTGAAAATAGCCCAATTATCCTTTTTTATCATCTAAGAAATAAGTTTAATTGTGTGGGCGTTTACCCTTATAAATTTTGCCCCCGAAGCTATTTTCTGTGATTCTATCTTCTTTGCCTTTTCCAAAATGGTGGCGGCTTGTTTTTTTTCGTACTTCAGTTCGTCGTGAATTGACAAGTGCTTTGTCATAGCTCCACTTGGTTTTACTTTTCTTGTTGCCATGTTTTTTTAATTGATTATTCTTTATTTTTTAAAAAATTGGATTTTGAGAGAGCCCGTAGAACTCGTTATTGCCGCATTTAGGGCATACGTTCTCTCTCCATCCGTCGCCGATTTCTTTCTCCGTTTTTTCGGCAGTAGTTCCAATCCATTTGCATTTTTTATTTGTGCATTCATAAGCCTTTGGGGATTCACCCGATTTAACGTATTTTCTATTTTTCATTTTGAGAAACTTTAATGTTTAGTAATAATTAATAGCAGTATAAAATGGCGGCTAACGTGAATGTTATATATTAGAAAATTGTAAATTTATTGTTTGCCATTGGCCGTTCTCATCGCGTTTTTCGAAATTTATATAGTCCTTTGAATGCGAGTATTGATAGCTTTCTTTTAATAGTTCAATTCCGCGTTTCCAATTATTATCATTAAACCGATTTTCCATAGCGTATAATTTTTGTACTAAATGAATATCCAATTCCCCTTTTTTTCTTTCCAATAAGGACATGATTAAATCTCTTGTGTCCTGGTCATCCGCGAACTTTGAGTTTACAAAGTCAATTATGTGCTTTTCGGCTTGGTGGGATCGCTCGTCAAACGTAGCCTTTCCCTGTCTTTTATAAGTTACCCTCATGCCCTCGTGCTCAATTCTAAAGTTGCCTTTCCCGTCTGCATGCCTTGAGCTATATTCCTGTAAAATTGCGTAAACGGTTTGCATATCGTCGAAAGCATCTTTTTTGAAACCAGCCAACATAAGGCTTAACCTGTAGGCCTTTGCTACAAGCCTCAATACTGTTTCAGCCTTTAAATCTTCGTAGACTTTCTTATGATTTAATTTTTCGATTCTCTCGCTCTCTCTCGCCTCTTTTAATTCTGCCTCTAATTGGGCAACTGATTTTTTTTGTTTCTGTGCTTCCATAGTTCTAATAGTTTATTTTTTTGTTTGCTCCTTAGGAGCCCAATTCTATATTTTTAATTATTGCTACAATCTTTTTGTTTAGTTCCTCCGGTACTTGTAATCTGCGAACATCTTTTTGGTCTAATTCTCCAGTAAAAAAGTTTTGCGAGTCGAATAAGGAGCCCCTCTCTTGGTTAATTAAAATCCTTTCGCAAACGGTTAATTCGTTTTCTAATGTATCGTATTGTAAGGCCGTAAAAAGGGTGTCTAAACGTTCGGCTATATAAATAGGCGAGTAATACTCAAATGCTTTCATTTTCTAACTGGATTAAATTCTCTCTTAATTTTCTTAAATCGGTTTCGATCAAAGTACGGTTCGGGTGGTTGTGGTTATGCTCAAGCCAATATTCAAGCTCCCGGATTTTATTTTTAATTTGCTGTGGTGTCATTGCTGATTGTAATTGGTTTTTTAGCGTTATTAATTAATACTTTAGGGTATCTCTTAAAAATTATTTCGGAAACGCCGTAAAAGAGTTTCATTGCAACACTTGGTTTTATTCCTGAAAAGCCGTCGTAAGACTGCATTATTGTTAAAAACTCCTTTTCACACTTAGAAAATTCAGTATTGAAGTAATTACAGACGGGTCTATTGGCCACTATTTTTTGTAAATCATTATGGCTGTTTATTGCAAATTCGGTACACCATGCTAAGTAAATGTCCGATACGATTGACTCGTATTGCTCCGGCGTTATATTAAGCCTTACTAAAATTGGGTTCATTCGTTAATTGTTTATGATTTGACTTCCGTGATATAACATTGCCGTTTTTTCGTCAACTACTATTGTTCCGCCGGGACATCGCCCGGAAACAAAAGCGGTTAGTCCTACTACTCGAATTATGATTTTTGCCAACTTTTTACACAATTTTGCGGTAGAGGTGTACGGCTCTTTGTTGTCCTCATGCGCTAAAAAAATAAAAGTTGTATTTGGAAATTCGTCTTTAAGAGTGTATAACTGCCCGTTTTTCAATTCGTTTACATAGACTGTAATATTGTCCACAATTACGATTTTAGGGCTTTGCCGTTTATTTAGTTTAGCCTTTAGGTTTTCTAAATCTATATACTCAATAAACTTTAGTTTTTTAATCTTTGGGTCTAACTTTGCCCGCTCGGCGTTTGCTTGAAATTCTTTTCCGGTTCCCTCTTCGGCGGATACATAAAGGACGCTTTCAAATTTTGTTAAGTACTCGGCCAGTTTTAACGTAAAAAATGTCTTTCCGTTTTTTTCGTTACCATAAATTAGCCAAAACCCGCCTTTAGCTATAACCCCCAACACTAGAAGCCAAATTCCGTCAAATTCAAAGTTTTTATATTTCTTTTCTAATAGTGATTTTGTCGATATTGCTCGCGCCATAATTATGCTCCAATCTTTATAAGGGTTTCTAAATATCTAAGAGTTGCCTCTTTGTTTATACATTTATTAATAAGTGGTTTTACTTTTGTTTGGTCTTCTACGTTAGCACTTGCAACAGCTCCGATCAGTTCTGAATAAAAAGCCTGTCTATCCATTTTGCCGTTAGGAACGAGCTTAATAAATTCGTCTGAGAACCGAGAGAATATTTCAGCGTAACCGACTTTCTTACCGGAAATGCCTCGCTCTACTTTAGAGCGTAACCCATCTGCGCCAATCATATACCAACCACAAGCCCCGTCCGTTCCGTTCCATAATTCTTTTACTTCTAAAAAAGCGCCGTATTCTAAATCTCCGGCCTCATCAAGTATAACAAGGGGCTTTTCAAGAGTTGTCAAGTAATATTTTAAGTTTGCTTTTACTTCGATATATTTTCCGCCGTTATCGATTCCAACCGTTTTTGCAATTAATCGAATAAATTGCTGTTTAGTCTTAGCCTGTGAGCAATCCACATAAAAAGTGTTTTTCATTGTTCGGCTGATATGCTTTGCACAGGCCGTTTTGCCGATCCCGCAGTCATCAACTAATATCATGGATTTACTAAATTCTTTGCAGAAGTGTAAACTGTCTTCCATATTGTTATAAACTGATGTACGCGTAATCTTCCATTTATCGTCATAAACTTTTACCTGCAATTCTCGGCCAAGAGCTATCCAAGAGGTGTCGGACAACAGCCTGTTAGTCTCTCCTTTTTTTAGCCTTGAATAAATAGCGGGCTTTATGCCTTTTGATTTTGCGTAGTCTGAATCAGAGCCTCCGTAATTTTCTCTTTGTTCGAAAAGGGCTTTAATTACTTTCTGTTTAAATTCGTTTGTAAGGTTCATATTTCTTTGGGTTAAATATTAAAAGTTGATCGCCATGCGCTAGGTGTACTTTTGTTACCGATATACGTATATTCGTCTTCTATCTCGTCATGGAAAACTTCCGCCGGTTCCTCTCTCAATTCAAAGCGTTTAAGGTTTGGAATTTTGAAGCCGTTGTTAAGCGTCTTCGGGGTATTGTCGATAATGTTTATATTTTCAATACTATTTCTTTGTCTCTTGGCAAAAGCCTCGACAGATGCAACGTAAGCGCTTTGTAAAATTTGTGCCTCTTTATCTGCGTCGGTTCTATTCATTGAAGCCCTGTTATATCTTGGCATTTCCATAGCTTCGCAAATAAGCCGGTCTTTATGGTAAACGTGGGCTTTAAGCACTGAGCCGTCATTTGCGTCTAACCAATAAACATCAACTTCTTTACCCTCGATAACTTTCATTTGTTGTATTAAAGCCTCGCCAGTAAGTATTTTCCCGTTCTCGGCTATTGCTCTTTTTCTCCCCTGTAATTTAATGTACCCTAAATGACATGACGTTTCCGTTTTATGCCCTAAAACCGGTAGTATTGCCGTCCAATTTGTTGGCTTTAAATTAGGGGCTTGGTTCATTGTGAAATATTCCCAACGTGTTACTTCGCCGTTTTCCGGGTGTGGCATATTATTCGAAAGCTCAATATCTTTTAACCGCTCATTAACTAAAGTGTCATAAGGAATAACGAGCTTTTTATCGGTTCGTTTTTGCAACGCCTCGGACTTTGCATGTGGCCGGGCTAACCATCCTAAGTTTTCCTTTTCTACGTTATTCCTGAGAGTGCCAAATGCTCTTTCAATATATTTACCTCGTGCGTTATTTGCCTCTATTCTCACGGCGTCAAACATTGCTCCGGGACGTAGTAAATTATCTTTGAAACTGCTATTTAGGGAGCTTTCACATTCTAGCTCATACGGCAGGCAAAAACCCCATTCAGTATAATTTCTGATCATTTGGCGGTAGAACTCTACTATTAATCCCTCCTTTGATTTCCCGTAAACAAATGTTGTAAAACAACGACTTGCGACATCTAAACCTAAATAAAACCACATTCGATCACCGTTTTCGTTATAAACAAATGGGGGTTGTCGGTCATCAATTGAAATAAGCTCGCCTGAGAGCGTTGGCAAATCTAATTGGTGGTGCGGTTTATACAGTCCCATATATTTTTGTCTGTCGCCACTTCTAGCATGGTGCGTGGCAATTCTATTTTCCCATTTATTGATATAATTTATTATTGTAGATTGGGAAAGCGGTTTAAATTCTTTAGGGTTATATATTTCGCCTGTGTCCTCGTTAAATACTTCCGCGTATCCGTTTAGAAATGCCTCATAATTGCGCGCAACCTCTGTTGGTGTGGGTTTATGTGCCTGATTCTTAAAAAGCGCATTAAAAACCATTTCAACGTGTTCATCTACTTTGCGGGCATTTTGTTTTCCGGTTCCGTTCGGGTCTTTAATCAATGAATAATATTTATTTTCTTTAAAGTCCTTTAAAGCCGCTTTAAATCTCTTTGAGGTAGGTAAAGTGTGTTCCGTTTGATACTTTGCTCTAAGCGTATTTTGGAAACTCTCAACATCAAAAATTAATGTTTCCGTTATGCCTCTAAGTGAGCCTTTCATTCTAATACGTTCCTCCATTCGTTTTTGTTCTAGTTTTATCGTTGCTTGCATAACACTTGCGTTTATGATGTACCGCTCCTGTTCATCCCCCTTTAAATTTTTTCCACTTCTCTTAAATTCGCCGTAATAGCGTACGGCATCGGCATCGAATTGGAAAAAAATTTCAAGTGGGTGATTAACTTTTCGCGGGTCGCCAATTGCCTCCTGTATTTCCGGTTTTAGGGTGTCAAAGTTTATTAACAGCTTTCTACCATTACCGCCGATTTGTAGGCGCTTAACTCCAAAAGGTTTGTCTTTGTATCTATACAACTCAACTTGTAAAGATTTTAGAGATTTCCAAAAACGCGGTACAAGCTCATCCGCTTCAACGGCAATCTCAGTATGTGAAAATTGAAATGGCATAGTTTTTTAATCTTTTGATTGTTACTACTAGATTTAATTGGCTTTTTTGAAATTTTCAAAAGTTTTACGTAAATCCGTTTTTAAGTCCTGATAATCCTTACGAATTTTGTCGGCCGTAATGCTATTACGCGTACCGCTCAGGCATTGCCTTATATACTGGGCTGTAAGGCTGTGCTTTTCAACTAATGCCGAAATAATTTCGGGGCTATAAGTGTATTTTTTGTTTTTTCTGATACCTTTGTCCATTGCTTAAATAGTTTCTTATTGTGCAGCAAAAGTATAGAGTATATTCTATATAAACAAATAAAATTGAGTATATAATCTAAAAATTATAGAATGATTGTCGATAGAATTTTACAATTCATTGAATATAAAACAATTAGTAAAAATAAATTTTACACAAAAACTGGTCTTTCTAATGGGTTCTTAGACAAGGTTAAGGATATTGGCGCGTCAAAAATAGAGCAAATACTCAACGCGTATCCGGAGATTTGTCCGGAATGGCTTGTTCTTGGAAGTGGAAATATGCTTAAAAGTGAGCCTATTATTGCAATTCCTAATAATGGTATTGTTGCCGGCATTCCTTTGGTTAATGTTACGGCTATGGGCGGTTTTGGCAATTCTAGTTTTTCTATAAGTGATCAGGACGTAAAGGATTATTACGTTATTCCTAAATTCAAAACCAAAAAAATTGATTTTATGATTGAAGTTGAGGGGAGTAGCATGTACCCGAAGTATAGTAGCGGGGATGTTGTCGCCTGTAGAGTGATAAACGAAAAAAACTTCATTCAATGGAATAAAACACACGTTGTTGCCACAAAGGGGCAAGGAATTATAATAAAACGAATTAAAAAGGGCGGCGATGATTCCCTGTTAATGATTTCAGATAATAAAGATTATGAACCTTTCGAGGTTCCAGTGGAAGAAATAGACGGTATGGCTCTTGTTGTTGGTGTTATAAGACTAGAGTAA